CAAAATTGTATTCTTCAAAACCAAGTAAATCAAAATTTGTTTTAAAAGAGTATTTTTCTACATAAACCAAAGCATTTAATGAGTTTACAACTTCTCTTTTTCTATTAATCCATTTCCTAAAATGAATTATATTATCATCAAATAACCAATGATATTTATACCCGTTTGCTTTTGCATGTTCCCAGCAATAGTTTCGTGCTGGATAGCTTCCTAATCCCAAATTTGAAAATGGTAATTTTAAAACTCTTTTAATTCCAATTTTGTTTACATACAAATCATATTCTTGTGGCTCAACTGCTATTAAATAATCAATCCCAGCTGCCTCAAAAATATCTGCTGTTAAGGTCTTTTCATATCTGCCTTTAGAAATTATATAGACGGGGTACACATGTTTACCTGCCATGCCATGCTTCTTTTTACAAAATCAATTTTAAAACTATTTAAATAACTTTCTGCTTCTGCACTTCCATCAAAGATAAAAACAACTCTTTGCTTGCCACTCATGTTTCCTATTGGGTCAAACTCATCTTCTAAATTAACGTCATCATCAGTCATATTATTAACATCCAAACCTGCGGCATAGTTTGGCTTTGGCAACCACTCCTCACAAACCGCCTCCCCAAGTTCAGCCTCCACCAATTCAGCATCAAACACGATGTTTGCTTTTGCCGAAGCATTATCAGCAAGCGCCATTTCGCGGCCTTGTGGTGAATCCAAGTCAATGTCGGTACGTTTTACCGCTATCAGTTGCGTTCCATCACTTTCAACAATCATCACATCTTGCAAGCCTGAATATTCAACAGACTTGTTTCCTGCGATTATACGGTTGTTTTTATCAATTAGAATAGACCTGCCGCTTCCAAACTTTTGGAACGATTTGCGTATCATTTCTGCGCCAACCTCGCTACCTTTATTAAAGTTCTTGTCATCAGCAATGAGCGATGTTACCGTTGTATTTTCAATTTGTTTACTTTTCACCCCACAAAGATACAAATTAATTTAATATGCAAGTGATTAATCAATTACCAGCCCCAATATGCTCAAAATATCTTCCTGCACCCCCTCAAATGATGTAGCCACTATGTAATAGCCGCCATCCGATTCAACGGCTGCTTTGCGTTTTTTCTGTTCGTCACTCATACGGTCACTGGGCGATTTTATTTCGATAGCAAACAGTTTGCCTTTCAATATGCACTGTATATCTTCCATTCCGGTATGTGTACCTTTTAGAAATCCAACGCCAGGTCTATATCTGCCCTCGCTGCTGATTCTTCGTGCTGATGAACAGTTGTGTACTGATTTAAGGTAGGCAATGATTAAATCAGTAAACTTATTGGTGTTAAAAGCATCTTTGGTTACCTTATGCTCAATGATGTTGTTAATGGGCACGTCTAAATGGTTGGTTGTAAGTTCTGTTTTGCGCTTTTTAACTACTTTCTTCTTGCTGAGGTTAAACCGCTCAATCGGTAATGTTTGCCACAGTGCGAATGGTTGTTTGTTGCGTTTGTAGGTGTTGTGGTAGAATAACTCGAATTCGGGGATTGTGTAGATTTTAAAATTCATTGCTTGGTTTTAAATTGTTTGTAATTACTGGCGCCTCTTCTGCAAATGGGTTATCATCAACAAGGTTGTGGAATAAAACCAACTCATGCTTAAATCCAATTACTGGCTTTGCCGTTGCCCCGTTCCTATGCTTTTCAATCAATATAACAGCTTTGCCAATAGTGCTATTGCCTTTTTCATCCTCAGTAATTCCGTAGTAATCAGGTCGGTAAATAAACATTACAATATCGGCATCTTGCTCAAGCGATCCTGATTCTCTTAAATCTGATAGCATCGGCAAACGGTCTGCCCGTTCCTCCACTTTTCTGCTAAGTTGTGAAAGTGCAACAATAGGTATGTTTAAATCCTTTGCAATAGCTTTTAAGTTTCGGCTAATATAGCTAATTTCTTGTTCACGCCCATTAACATCAACACCTTTTCCAACAGTCATTAATTGAACATAATCAATGACTGCCATCTTTACACCTTTTTCCCTTACAAGTTTTCTAAGTTTAACTTTTAGTTCAAATATGCTTAACCCTGCAGTATCATCAATGTAAATCGGTGATGTTGCCAACTTTTCGCATTTTTTATGATTAAACTCAACCTCATCAGGTGCCAATCCAATTCTCATAAACTTTTCAAGTGGGATGCCCGTTTCACTTGATTGCAAACGGTGCATTAATTGCATGGCCGACATTTCTAAACTAAAACATGCAACTGGTTCCTTAAATTCTACGGCTGCATTTCTGACAAAGTTAAGCATCAATGAAGTTTTACCCATTGCAGGACGAGCAGCCAAAAGTATTAAATCACTTTTTTGGAATCCTCCCGTTATTTTATCAATTTCAGTAAACCCTGATGGCACACCACTTAATCCCTGGCGATTAATTATTTCATTATTCCTTTTTTCGGATTCATAAAACAAATCTAAAACAGTATCAATTTTACCAATAGCAACTGACTTCTCTATTTTTTCAATCATTTGCTGCCCCATTTCAAGAACATCAAAAGCATCAGTTTCATCTTTGTAGCTTTCTTCCTGCACTCCCATTGACATCATAATCAATGAGCGCTTAACATATCGCTCGGCAAGTATCAAACAATTAAAATCAATATTAGGATCGGCTTTCCTTAAAAACTCAGCAAGTGCAAATTGGCCTCCAACGTATTCAAGTTTCTTCATTCGTGTTAACTCATTCTTTACAGTCAATAAGTTAATTGGACTGCTTTGCTTGTAAAGGTTTGTGCATGCCTTAAATATTTCGCGGTGTTCATCCTTATAAAAACTGTCATCAGTAATTATTTCAAGTGCATGCTCAATTGATTTGCCATTGTATAGCACTTCACCAATAATTGCCTGCTCAATATCAATTGCCTGCGGTGGTAATTTTACATTCATCATTTCCCAAAGTTTATTTTAGATTTTTCAACTGTTGTGGTTTGTGATTTTGGCCACGGCTTTAAATAGGGCAAAGAGTTTTTAAATGCCTGCTGCCAATCGTCAATATCTTTACCGTTTCCATTTTTCCATCCATCCTTAACCCATGTATTGTATTTTTCATCAATGGATTCCTTTAACTTTTCGTAATCGATATTTAATGACTTTGCAAAAGAATGAAAAACATCCCGGGCGGGCGGGTGTGTTTCCATTAATACATTTTCATTCTTATTTTCATTCTTATTAAATACATTCTTATTAGCTTGGCTTTCGCTTGTGCTTTGCTTGCGGTTTGCTTGCGTTTTGCTTCGGCTTCCATTTTCGTAACGCATCTGATTAGCAACAAGTTGCGGCTTAATTAAAATCCAAACTGAAAGTGAGTTGCCTTTTAACTGCGGTTCAATATTTTTGAAAATGAAGTCAAATATTGCTGAATATACTTGCTCTTTCTGTGACTTTGATGGCAGATTGTCGATGGCTTCGTAGAAACTTCGGTAAAAAATTGCTGAATCTCTCATTTATTTATATTGGTTTGATTGGTATTTAAAATCATCTTTTACCATTGCTTTTTGTATTGCATGAAATTTTGAATCAGCGTTTAAAGTGTAAACTTTCCCACTTGGTGACTTGATCATAAATATTTTCATATCGTATAAAATTAAAAAAGCCTATCTAACTTTGTGTAGGGTTCGACTTCTACACTCCATTAAATAGGCCAATAAGTTTATGTTTCTTAAATGTCGAACCGAAACAACTTTGCAAATATAAGTATTTTTTACCTAATCTGCAAGTTTTTATTAGCAACCAAACGGCACCCAATAATATCAGCACCGTTCTTGATAGCTTCTTTGATTGCTACCTTGTCGGCAGTTTCAACAACTTTTACAGTCTTATAAGCGTATGGCAAAGCATTCACATTCTCCACCTCAACCGATTCGGACTTCCTAAAGTTTATCTTCACCAATGGTGTTTTTATTTCTTCAATGCTAAATGTATCCATAGCATGTTTGATGCGTTCTTTTAAGTATTCGGTTGCCTTTTCGCGTTGTTTCTTTGCAGCCTGGAGGCGTTTTATTTCTGCATCAATAATGTCAATGTCGGCATCCATTTCTTTAATTACAAAAGAATAGGCTACTGATTTATTTTGTAGTTGTTCTTCTGTGATTGCTAATGACTGTTCGAGTTCGGGGGTTAACTCACCCCCATTCTCTATAAGTTCCTCTGCTAATTGATTATAGCTTTGTTCGATTTGATAAATAGAAATTCTCATGTTATGCTTCGGTGTTGGCCTCGTTAGTAACTGGTGTTGCTTTCGGTGTTAACTTCGCTTTCATTTCATCTTTGGCGGCAAGCACACGTAAATCTAACTTATTTTCCTTAGTAATCTTTGACCAAACCGCTTTGATTTCATCCAACGATACGCACACTTGAATATCGTTAATGATTTCATCAATAACATTAACCTCAGTATGTGTTGCTTCCTCTGTTACCGATGCCATTTCTTCGGGCACATAAACTGGACCGCTAAATATATCGGGGCAATACCATTTAACACCATTACTGATAGCCCTTGCAAATAGCATATTTTTAGGGAACTTATCAATGTTCTTGGTTAGTGCTTTTCTTGCATCCTCGATAGTGAATGTGCTATTACCTATTTTAGTTGCACCTTGATAGAAATCAATGCTGCAAACCTTTTCAGAGGCCTCAACTACTCTGTAATCATACTTGCCGCTACCTTTAACACGTGATGCAATTAAACCAGCTCCGATAGTCGGCTTACCTTGAATAATGTGGATGCCAGTCATTGCAGCAAATGGAGGTATGCCGATTTCTTGCCCCGCTTGTATTTTCACTATTGCTTGAGCAGCTGATTTCGTGTCGGCAAACATTCCGCTTTCTGCAAATGCTTTAGCCATGTTCATTAATTCTGCAATAGGCAACTGTTGCACTATTGATACTTGTTTGTTGTTTTCCATATTTAGTTAAGTTATTAAGGTTTAAAATAAATCGTCATTGCTTAATCCACCGTGTCCAGGTGCATCATTCGTTGTTTGTGCTGGCGTGTTGCTTGGTTGGTAGCTACCATCCTTAGTAATCTTCCATGCCTCAATCGTTGTGAAATAATCATGGCCGCTGCCATCTTTTTTCTCGTATTGTTTACCGCGAATGTTGATGTCAACTGTTACCGAATCGCCCACTTGAAAATTATCAAGCATAGCGCAACGGTCTTGCGTACATTGCATTTTAATGTATTGAGGGTAAGTTCCATCAATAGTTACGACCAAGTCGCGCTTGATGAATTTTTCGCTAACTCGGTTAGCTGCGTAGATTTCTCTAATTGTTCCTTTGATTTGCATTTGTTATTATTTATTAATTATGATTACTATTATTATGAATTGTATCTACTTTTGGCACGTGCAAAAACTGTGAAAGCACCATTGATAAGAATGCAGTATCGGGCACCACTTCAAGTTCGTGCAAGTCATTGCTAACGGCAGCATCGCACATGGCAAGGTATGCAACCGCTTCATGTTCTTCAAAT